GTTTCCCAGTCACGATCGATGATACCCGCTGCTTCCTTGTAGAGTTGAACTGCACGCCCTGTCAGGAGGTCTTGCTGATTGTTTAATGCAACCATGTTTATCCTCCGAGTTGTTCGATTTCGAGATTGATTTGTGCCAGTAACCGTTCGCGTTGCGAATGGGTGAGTGCGGGTGTCGATTGCGACAGCGGCGGCTCGACCAGCGCGGGAGGTTGCTGGGCATTGTCCAACGGGGATTCTTGCCCCGATTGTTCATACGTTTTGTTGTCATCCATCATGGGGTTGCCAAGCGCATCGGCGGCAGGTTCGGTATCGATCAATCCTGCATCGCGCAGAATGTCCCCAAGCGCGGTATAGGCAGTACGCAGGCGGTCAGCATTGGTGTTGCTAATCATGCGCCCCTCTTTGCGCAGCGCTTTGCTTTCATCCACCAGCGCATGTGCCCACCACATCACGCCCCACCCCATGTCCATTGGGCGAATTGCCACGTCTTCAGGCAGCGCATTCAACAGCATATTGACCCCGCTGCTGATTGCCGTGCTGATTGCCGCGTGTTCCTCTGCGGTGGTCAGTCCACTGGAAAGAAACTCATCATTGGAGTAGTTGCCTGCCTTAAACAGGCACGCCGCGAGGTAATCTCCGATACGCTGGGTAACGCTGCCATCCGGCATGTACTCTTTGGCACTGACTGTAGCAGTTGCCTGATTCATACCCCATAGCACGCTGCTGACTTCATACAATTTGACCTCAGAGATAATGCGCGCGTTCACCTTTTGCCCGCGCCATTCCACACGCTCAAACCGCTGCTGGATGATGTCAAACCCGATAGAGTATTCGCCGATCAACCCGTTTTTGATGCGGGTGTAAATCGCCGCGCTTTTGGGGTCATCGAGCATAAATTGCATTTTTACCCACAACCCGCCTGTGGCTTCGGGATACTCTGCCAGCAGCGCCATCGGCAGTTCAGCAGCTTCCAGTTCACGGATTGCCAGCGTTTTAGCAACGGCATGAGTCACACTGTCGGTATTGTGTTGGTCAAGGATAAGGATTTTGTTCCAGCGCTCCGCAATGGTTTTGCCAAATGCGCCCTTTTGCACGATGTCGTTGCCGTAATCGACAATGCCAAACACATTGACGATCGCCTCGACCACGCCCTCGTCGGCTTTGGTCACATACCCGTGAAAGTTCTTTTGTATCCGTTCTTTCATGCCTACCTCACAAACAAAATGCCCTGAGCAAGACGCTCAGGGCATTCGGTGTTTTTCTATGGGGCGCTCATGGCGCTCGATGGTTCAGCGGCGCTATTTCCTGTCGCGCACACTCGCTAATGGCTTGGTCTCGTATGGCTCAAAACGCCGCGTGCCAAGCCTGTCGCCATCTTCGGTCACGATCTCTGTGACAGGTTTGGCGTAGTGTCGTACCAGCAGCTTGCATTGGCGGCACTCGATCTCGACTGTGCCGTGCCCATCGCTTTTGCACAGCAGTTTGTTGCATTTCGGACAGCGCACATCCATCATTAGGCAACCGCTACCGCGTGAGCATGAATTTGAATTTCAAATTCCGTTGCCGCTGCCGCATAGCCCAAGTAGGTGGCGAAATCGCCCGCGCCTACATCCGCTGTCGGTTCCATTTGCCCCGCGCTGGCGTTCGGGGCAGCATGATAGCTGACGCCAACACCCATCGTGGCGACCCCCTTGAGACGCCCACTCCGCTTGACTGTAACCGTCATATTCGCGCCCGAAACCCCGTTGAGCGTGATGCCGAAAACGTTTGCCTTGATCGCGGTGGCATTGTCTGCCTTCTTGAACTTGTTGCTGTCGGCAGGGTCTTGGTACACCCAAACCCCCTGTGCTAACGCTTCCCCTGAAGCGTTCTTGTACGTTTCAACCCCTTGCCCGTCTCCATCATAAACGCCCGTACCCGGATTGAGTGCTGCCATGTCTTAAGCCTTACACCTTAATAATCAACACTATCTCAATGCAGTGTAACATAACTAGAACACTTGTGCAAGAGGGTGGCAACCGTCAATATGATTTGTCATGAGGGGAAGGTTTTGGGCGATTTGATTTCTGTTGATTATCCCCATTAGCTTCCTTTAGTTTCATTTCAGCATAGCGCTGCTGTGTGCCCCGCCGCGCAAAATCATGATAAAGGTAGCCACACTGCCAGCCCACAAACAACATGAGTGCTGCCAACCATTGCCCCGCAATGACCAGCATCCCGATGACGATCAATGCCCCTACTGCAATGACCCCAGCGCGCGCAAACAAACGCTGGCTATTCATTCCGAGTATGCCCAGCAGATACACCCGTGCAACGTGTACGTGACCAGTTGGGAGAAACGCGGGTCGTCATCGCTAGGCACTGTGATGACGTGCCCGGCATTATCACGCATCAGGCATTCAACATATCCCTCTGCTTCAACGTCTGGTTCAGTTGCAGCATACATCATGATCGCCGACTCGCTGATTTCTCTGCCATTGACCCAAACCTTAAGTCTAGGGGTATTCTCACTCGCATAATATTCACGCAGATGAACCATGTCCTGCTTCCTTCTCTGTGTTATTTCGCTCGCTTACCATGCGTTTGATTTCTGCCCAAATCTCGTCAACCGTGAGTTCGTGACCGTAACCTGTATCCATGCGATGACCGTAAAATTCATCCAAATCAGAGCGAGCCTTGCCAAGAATATGCAGATTGGGGGGTCTAATATAGGGGTCTTCCTCATGCCAGTCTAATGCCACAATCAAGGCGCGGCGCTCTTGGGTATCGCAGTCGAGTTCTACCTCGCGTCCATACCCAATAAACTGTCCTGTTTTTACCCAATGCCGTCCAATAAATTCGGGGGTAAAGGCGTATACTACGTTCACCTTATTTGTGGTCATGACTTTTGACATCATTGCTCCAATACCAACGTTGTAATTCTGTAGGCAGTTCATCGCGTGTTGCCGCTTCCCCAAGCTGGACTTGTGCCGAGTGCGGTGCATATAAAATCAGATACAGCCTGCCATCTGAAGCGGTGTGGTAAAAGCGCCACACCTTGCCATATTCGGTAATGTGTCCGCGTAGGATTATCCCACCATGCAAAGCTGTGGCGTGGTGGAAATGGCGTGTCGTCTCACTCACAATAAGGCGATCTCGCTTCTGATTTGATAGCGCCATATGGCACCGGGAGTTTCCCACAACCCCTTGACCGCGTTGGACGCATCAAACTCTAGTCGTAACCTAAAACCTGTTTCGGTCAATATAATGGCATCTCCTACAGATATTTCTCTTGATGGATAAGCCGTTGCCCATTCGTAGATTTTGTCATACCCTTCGCGCATAAGAAAAAACAAGACGCTTCGACAAGGGCGAGCCACCAATGCCGCGAGTCCTCTAGGGTCGGAGGGAAAGAATTGTGCTCACATCGCATCAGGCGGTTCAGGCAGTGGTCGCGTCATTTGTATGGGCAGCCAGCGCTTGCGCCTTTGTCCCCCTACGCGCCCCACGACGCGCATCAACTTCCCATTCTGTCCTGTGGCGCGCAGCAGAGTCCCCGCAGGATACACAACCCCCTCACCTGGAAAGCTAATGTCTTTTGGATTGGTCAAATACTCGCTACTCATTGCCACCTCGTATCGCTTCCCACTCTGCGCGCGTCAGGGTGAGGATATGCACACCGATCAGCACCCCGCCGCAGTGTGTCGTGACCTTGACCGTGAGTAAATCGTATCCCTCATGAGGGTAGATCGTGTACTGGAGGATGATAAACAGCGAGTCAGCCATCAGAACTCAATCTCATCAATGGATGTAGGGGCAGGGGTTTCAACACGGCGCACGAGGTAAGCGTCAGGCTCAATGTAGTGCGCAACGATCTCAAGCCTCAAGTCTACAATGATAAGAGAATTTCCATTGACGCGGATAAATTCATGTTGATCTATCCCTGCAAGAGAAACAGCGGCATAATCACTTGTCCCTTGCCAACTTGCCTCATAGGTTGCATGGAACCCCGTAACCGCTAATTCATCGTCATATAAAATAAGATCGCCGTACAACCGTTTAACCACAATCTGGCTTAGATGAATCGGCAAATCCCCTAACCGCTGGGGAATGGTTGACATATGCGCAACCCACCGATGCGTACCCCCTTCACAGCACGGGCAGTCTCCATAACACGCCAAGCAGTCGCCGCAGGTATCGCAGTGGTCCACACCACAAACGGGCAGATCATCCTCTGTACGCAATAAGGTGTCGCCTACCCAAACTTCGCGTTGCATGGTTAGCCCTCTGTGGTATTGAACAGTGTATCGACTGCTGTGTCTACATCATCAGTCGCCGCGATGTTTTCAAATGGCACAACTTTAACAGGCACAAGCACAAGCGTCATTTTCTGGCGCTCCACAATCGCCGCGCGACTGCCATCTTCAAACATCAGGCGGTAAACCCCCCCGTGATCGTGACTGGGAAAC